CCCTTGTATTAGCGCGTTTTTTAGCCCCTGTGAGGCGACCGGCCGCCAGGCCCCCTAATGCCACGCTCTGACCAGAAGCACCGCCTGGACGCAGCCAAGGCCCGCTACGACGACATTAAGCGGCGCACCGGCGAGCGATCGCGTCAGGTGGCGGCCGCCGGCCGCGACATCGGCAGCATCCCGGCGGTCAAGGATCCGCAGCGGCTGGCCGCGTGCCGCACGTCGTTCCGTGCGTTCTGCGAGCAGTACGCCGCCGAGTCGTTCCCGCTGGCGTGGTCTGACGACCACCTACGGGCGATCGCCAAGATCGAGGGCGCAGTGCTGCGTGGCGAGCTGTTCGCCTTCGCCATGCCCCGCGGCTCTGGCAAGTCGACGCTGTGCGAGTGGGCGTGCATCTGGGCGATGCTCTACGGCCGCGCGTCGTTCGTCATGCTCATCGGGTCCGACGCCGACATCGCCCAGGCGATGCTGGACAGCATCAAAAGCCACCTCGAGCACAACGACGTCCTGGCGGAAGACTTCCCGGCGGTGTGCCACCCGGTGCGTGCCATGGAGGGCATCACGCGCCGTGCGCAGGGGCAGACGTGCGAGGGCGAGCCGACGCACATCGAGTGGACCGCCGACCAGATCACGCTGCCGTGGATCCCGGGCGCGGCCTCGGCCGGCGCGGCCGTGCGGGTGGCCGGCATCACCGGCCGCATCCGCGGGATCAAGCACACGCGACCAGACGGCAAGACCCTGCGTCCGTCGCTCGTGCTGATCGACGACCCGCAGACCGACGAGGCCGCCGGCAGCCCGTCGCAGGTGGCGACCCGAGAGCGTGTGCTGGCCGGTGCCATCCTCGGCCTCGCCGGCCCCGGCAGCAAGATCGCCGGCCTCTGCACGATCACGGTGATCCGGCCTGACGACCTGGCGGACCGCTTGCTCGACCGGGTCCGTCATCCGTCGTGGCAAGGCGAGCGGACGGCACTGGTGTACGACTGGCCGACGCGCGACGACCTGTGGGGGCAGTACGCCGAGATGCGGCGGCAGGGCCAGCGTGACGGCAGCGGCACCGATGCGGCCACGGAGTTCTACCGCGAGCACCAGGCCGAGATGGACGAAGGCGCCCGGGTGGCGTGGCCGGCACGCAAACACGAGGACGAGCTGTCGCCGCTGCAGCACGCATGGAACCTGCGGATCGACCGCGGCGAGGCGGCGTTCTTCGCGGAGTACCAGAACCAGCCGATCGCAGACGACATCGCCAGCGACAAGCTCGACAAGCGCGGCCTGCAGCTGCGTGCCGTCGAGCCCGGCCGCCTCGTGGTGCCGTCCGGCCACAACACGCTGACGGCGTTTGTGGACGTGCAGGAGAAGCTGCTGTTCTGGCTGGTGGCCTCGTGGGGCGAGTCGTTTGGCGGCCGCATCGTGGCGTACGGCACCTACCCTGATCAGGGTGTGTCGTTCTTCGAGGCCGCACACGCCAAGAAGACGCTGGCACGTGCCACCAGCGGTGCCGGGTTTGAGGGCGCGTTGCGGGCCGGCCTCGACAAGGTTGCGGAGCAGTTGCTGGGACGCGACTGGCAGCGCGAGGACGGCGCCAACGTCCGCATCGACCGCATGATGATCGACGCCAACTGGGGGCAGAGTACGACCGTGGTGCGGACGTTCGCCAAGCAGTCAGCGTTTGCCGCCCAGCTGCTGCCGTCGCACGGTCGCGGCATCGGTGCGTCATCGCAGCCGCTCACCGAGAAACAAAAACACCGCGGCGACCGCGTGGGGCTGAACTGGCGGATCGGCAAGCTGGGTGACACCGACCATCGGTCGGTTCTCTACGACGCCAACTTCTGGAAGACGTTCTGTGCGGCCCGTCTCAGGTTGGCGATCGGCGATCCGGAGGCGATCACGCTACACGCCGGCGACCACGACCTGTTGCTCGAGCACCTCACCAGCGAGTTCCCGGTGAGGACCGAGGCCCGCGGCCGCGTGGTGGACGAGTGGAAGATCAGCGGCCGGGACAACCACTGGTGGGACTGCCTGGTGGGTGCGGCCGTGGCGGCATCCATCCAAGGCCTACAGCCGACGGCCAGCGACGCCGGCACGCGCCGCCGCAAGAAGGTCGAGATCCCGACCGCCGGCGGCCGGCGGATCGAAATCCGGAGGATGGGCGCATGAGTGCACCCCTGATCCTCGGCGTCGGCGTGGTGTACCTGATCGTGGCCCTTGACCAATACCGTCAAGGGCATATGGGTATGGCACTGGCATGGTTAGGCTACGCCCTCGCCAACGTGGGCCTGGCCATGGCGGCGCGTTAGTACCACACGACTGAAAGGATTTAATCGTGCGTGCACTACTGATCGGTATCGTCCTGTCGCTCTGTGTTCCGGCTGCCGCACAGGATCGCGGCACCGTGTCCGCTCAGGCTCATGCCGAGCACCTCGCCGCCACCGGCACGTTCGGCCACTGCTCGCGCCGTGGCGGCGGCTACGAAGGCATCGGCATGTCGTCGACGTCGGGAGATCACGCCGTCCGCAACTGCTGCTACTGGGGGCAGCGCCGAGTGCGTGAGATCGGCGTGGCGTGGAGTTCTGTTCGCCGGATGTGGATTGCCGTCGTCCGCTACGACTGACGACGCCACACCCCCTGCCATTTGCCAGCGGCAGTTTCGTAGTTTGGCGGTATGCCAGACGAACTGTCCGACGCGATCGAATCCGCCGCCCAGTCGCCGAAGCGCGTCCGCACCGACGCAGGCGAGGTGGAGGCGCATTCGCTGCGTGACCAGATCGAGGCCGACAAGTACCTCGCAGCCAAGGCCGCTGCGGCGTCGAAGTCACGCGGCCTGCGGTTCAACCAGTTGGCACCCTCCCCGTTTTCACGCTGATGGCATTCCTCGACTTCTTCCGCAGTCGTCAGCAGCCGCGCCAACCGGTGGCGGTGCCGGTGGTGCGTGGGCGGTACGAGGCTTCCCAGCAGGGCGACGACTACCGGCACTGGCAGCAGGCCGACGCCTTCTCGGCCGACGCCGCCCTGTCTCCGTCGGTGCGGCGCACGATCCGCAACCGGGCCAGGTACGAGCGGAACAACAACTCGTACTTGGCCGGCATCTCGGCCACGCTCGCCAGCGACCTGATCGGCACGGGCCCGCGGCTGCAGCTGGACGTGGCCGAAGACGTGGCCCGCGACGTGGAGCGGCTGTTCTACGACTGGGGCACGGAGGTCGATCTGCCGCACAAGCTGCGGACGATGCGCGAGGCGATCGTCACCGACGGCGAAGCGTTTGCGCTGATGATCTCGAACCCGCGGCTGCCGGGCGTGCAGCTCGACGTTCGACTGATCGAGGCCGAGATGGTCGCCACGCCGACCGAGCTGATGAGCCAGAGCATCACGCCCGAGGGCAACACGGTCGACGGCATCGAGTTTGACTCGGTCGGCAACGTCGTGGCCTACCAAGTGCTCAACTTCCATCCGGGCTCGAACTACCGGGTGAACAACCTGCAGTTTCAACGGGTGCCGGCCAACGCCATGGTGCACTGGTTCCGCAGGCAGCGGCCGGGTCAGAACCGCGGCGTGGCGGAGGTGGCCGCGGCCCTGCGGCTGTTCGGCCAGCTGCGGCGTTACACCGAGGCGGTGATCGCCGCGGCCGAGACGGCCGCCGACTTCGCAGCGTTCGTGCATTCAAACTCGCCGGCGGCGGAGGTCGACGAGGTCGACGCATTCGCCGAGCTGGAGATCCGCAAAAGGTCGCTGGTGACGCTGCCAGAGGGCTGGGACATTTCGCAGCTCAAGGCCGAGCAGCCGACCAGCACCTACAAGGACTTCAAGCGCGAGATCCTGAACGAAATCGCCCGCTGCATGCAGCTGCCGTTCAACGTCGCCGCCCTCGACAGCTCCTCGTACAACTACGCCAGCGGCCGCATGGACCACCAGGTCTATGCCATGAACATGCGAGTGGACCGCGACCACCTTGAGCGGGTGTGCCTGGACCGCCTGCTGGCCGCGTGGGTCAACGAGGCCAGCCTGGCCGGCGTGCTGCCCGACGGCCTGCCGCCGTTCTCCGAGTGGAACTGGGCCTGGATCTGGGACGGCCGCGAGCACGTCGACCCGGCCAAGGAAGCCAACGCCATCGAGACCCGGCTGCGGACGGCGACCACGACGCTGGCCAGCGAGTACGCCAAGCAGGGCAAGCGGTGGGACGTGGAAATCCGCCAGCGCGCCGCCGAGATCGCGCTGATGAAGGCGTTGGGCGTGTGGACCGATCTGACGCCGGAGGTGAACTACGGCGGGACGTTGGAGGACAACGCACAGGAGGCGTGACGTGGACGACGACGACCACGACGACGACTTCGACGAGGCCATCGAATTCCTATGAACACCATCAAGTTTGACAGCACCGTGACGTTTCTGCAGGCCTCTGAGGGCGAGCCTGCGGCCGCGCGTCGGTTCACGATCGAGGCCTACACCGGTGCCCAGATCAGGCAGGGGTGGAGCCGCGAGCCGGTCGTGATCGACCTGGCCGGCATGCAGTTCAAGCAGCGCATCCCGATCGTGCTTGGCCACGACTACTCGCTGGGGTCAATCCTCGGCCAGACCGACAGCGTGCGAGTCGAGGCCGGTAAGTTGATTGTTGAGGGCGAGATCCTCGCCGACAGCGACACGGCCCGCCAGGTGCTGGCACTGGCCGAGAAGGGCTACGCCTGGCAGGCCTCTGTCGGTGCCGACGTCCGCCGGCACCAAAAGATCGACGCCGACGCCGTCACGCAAGTCAACGGGCAGGCCCACGTCGGGCCTGTCCGCATCGTAAAGGCCTCCTCTCTCCGTGAGGTCTCGTTTGTAACTTTGGGCGCTGATGCGGAGACCAGCGTTGCCATCGCCGCGGAAGCGGTCGAGGAGGATCCCATGGCGGCTGACGCCACCACCAAGCCCACGGACGAGGCCATGGCCCCGGCCGTGGCGGCCACGGCGGAGGTCGCCGTGGAGAAGTCCCCAGTCCCGGTCGATCGCACCGACGAGCTGCTCGCTCGGATCGACGGCCTCAACAAGAAGGTCGAGCAAATGGAGAAGCTCCAGGCGGCACGTGACGAGCGTCCGTCGGCCCCGAAGGTGCACGTCGTGGACAACGCTCCGCCGACGGCCGAGGTGATCCAGGCCTCGTTCGCCATGCAGGGCGGCCTGCCGAACGTCGAGAAGCAGTATGACGCCAAGGTGCTCGAGGCGGCCCACAAGGCACGCAATCAGATCACGCTCGGCGAGGTGATCCTGCAGGCTGCCGTGGAGAACGGCTACGACGGCCCGCGGAAGGTGAGCAGCTCGACGCTGAGGCCGATCCTGGCCGCCGCGTGGGCTACGCACTCGATCTCCGGCATCCTGTCGGCGACCGTGAACAAGTTCCTGCTCGCTGGGTTCAACGGCGTCGAGTCGGCTTGGCGGAGTATCTCGGCGGTGCGGGCGGTGAACGACTTCAAGGCGCTGACGAGCTACCGGCTCAACGGCGGCTTCAAGTTTGACAAGGTGCCCAACGGTGGTGAACTGAAGATGGCCGCGGCGTCCGACGAAAGCCGGACGATCTCGGCCGACACCTACGGCATCATGACGTCGGTCACCAGGACCGACCTCATCAACGATGACCTGGGTGCCCTGACGGCGGTGCCGCAGCGGATCGGTCGCGGCGGTGCGTTGAAGCTCAACGATGTCTTTTGGGCGGCGTTCCTCGACGACAGCGCGTTCTTCACGACGGCCCGCAAGAACCTCATGACCTCTGGCACCACGCCGGCGGCTGCGGCTCTTTCGCTCTCGTCTCTGAAGAGCGTGGTGACCACGTTCCGCAAGCTCAAGGATCCGGACGGCAATCCGCTTGCGGTGGAGCCGCGGATCCTGCTCGTGCCGGTCGACCTCGAGATCGCGGCGCTCGAGATCATGGGCTCGTCCCTCATCCAGAGTGGTGCCACGGGTGGTCAGCCTGAGCGGAACGTACTGGCCGGTCGCTACCAGGTGGTCGCCTCGACCTACCTGACCAACACGACCGACCACTACCTCCTCGCGTCGCCGGCCGATCTGCCGGTGATGGAGGTGGCGTTTTTGAACGGCGTGCAGTCGCCGATCGTCGAGACGGCCGAGGCGGACTTCAATGTCCTCGGCGTCCAGATGCGTGGATATTTTGACTTCGGCGTTGCGAAGGCTGAGTACCTCGCGGGCGTGAAGGTCGACGTCTGACACGTGTCGTGATCATCGCCGGCGGGCGGGCAGCGTGTCCGCCCGCCGGCATCAACATCCACTAGAATTTAGAAAGCAGGTGATCCCGTGGGTCTGAATGTGACTGGCGTCGGCTCTCCCGTGCAGGAAGGCAAGTACATCAACTACACGCCCACGTTCGACGTGGCGGCCGGGCGTGTGGTGGTGATCGGCAACTTCGTGGGCATCGCCCCGCGACCGATCGCCGCCAACGCCGAAGGTGTCGTGCAGGTCGAGGGCGTTGTGGCTCTGCCCAAGCCGTCGGCCGGCGCTGGTGCCGAGACGATCGCGGCTGGTGCCCTGGTGTACTTCGCCACCGGTGCGTCTGGCGTGGCCACTACCGCGGTCACCGGCGTGAAGGCCGGCTACGCCGTGGCCCAGGCGGTGACCGGTTCGGCGACGGTCGACGTCAAGCTCGATCAGTGATCCTCCCTGCAACCCGCCGCAGCCGCGCCATCGCTACCGCGCGCTGCGGCGGCGTTGCCGGGCGGCGCAGGAGGCACGATGGCCGACATGCTGGCGGACGGTGCTGCGTGGATGGCCGGGCAGCTCGCGTCTGCAGCCGGCCGGACGGTCGCGTATCAGCGCGGCGCCTCGTCGGCCACCGTCACCGCCACCGTCGGGAGGTCGCAATTCGAGGCGGCCAACCAGTCGGGCGTGATCGAGGTGTGGGAGGCGCGGGACTTCCTGATCCAGACGTCGTCATTTCCGTTCGGCCTGCCGGCACGTGCTGATCGTGTTGTCGAGACGGTCGGCGGCTCGCAGGTGACCTACGAGGTGGCCACGCCCCGCGGGATTCCGGTCTACCACTACTCAGATGCTTTTCGATCCATGCTGCGCGTGCACACCAAGGCGATCGACGACGCGGCCACCAACCCGACGCCGCTGGTGCTGCGGTACGTGGGTGCGTCGACGGCGAGTGCCATCAACGACCAGCAGATCGTGGCACAGCTGACGAGCAGCCAAGGCGTCGACCGCAAGCTGTCGCAGGTGGTCACGGCGACCAGCGGCTACCTCTGGGTCGTGCTGCCCGACTCGTTTGGCACGCCGATCCTGCGGGTAAACGGTCTGCCTGTCACGGCCTGGTCGCTGACGACCCGGTCGATCACGTTCACCGGCCAGTCGGCGCGGTCCTATCGGCTCTACCGGTCGACCTACGCGGTCACCGGCACCGTGCTGCTCGAGGTGCTCTGATGGCCGCGATCTTGGGCACCAACGTCGTGGCACCGGTCGTGCCGCTGGATACCGCTGACACGCATCCGAGCCACGAGGCCCTCTACGGCCGTGGCGGGTACCGCAGCGTGGCCACGACCGGCGAGCGGGACGCCATCCCGGCGGCTCGCCGTGAGGTCGGCATGCTGGTCTACGTGGCGGCCTCCGGCGGCTCGCTGTGGCAGCTGGCGTCCGACCTGACGAGCTGGACGGAGTTTGTGTCGGGCGGCGGTGGCGGCGGGGCGACGGGGCCAACCGGGGCTTCGATCGTGGGCCCCACGGGGGCCGCTGGGTCGGCCGGTGTGGCCGGGCCCACTGGTGAGCGTGGTGCGACCGGCGAGGCCGGAGCGTCGATCGTCGGCCCCACGGGCGCGGCTGGAGAGGTCGGCGCTACAGGGCCAGCCGGCTCGTCGATCACGGGCCCCACCGGGGCATCAGGAACGTTTGCCGGTGCCGTCGTGCTGACGCCAGCCGTGCTGACAGCGGCCACGACCGTGACCGGGTACAGCCCGGACACCGCCGACATCTATCGGCTCGCGGTGACCGGCACCACCGGCGTCAACATCCGCGGTCTGGCCATCACCGGCGTCGACGGTGACTCGCGGTTGCTGATCAACGTCGGTGCTACCGCACCGATCACGCTGCAGCACGCCACGGGGCCATTCGCCAACGCTCAGTTCTCGGTGCCGTGGCGTGGTGACTACGTGCTAAATGCGAACGGCGGGGCGGCCCTGCTGATCTACGACACGACGTCGGCTGTCTGGAGAGTCGTCTGATGCCGTTCTTCTCGTTGCCAACCGGCGGCTCGCCGGTACTCGCGGACATCACCGGACCTTCCGGGTCGATCGGAAACGTCGGTGACATCTTTATCGACAAGACGTCACGACTGCTTTACGGACCAAAGGAGGCAGGAGGGTGGCCGAGCGGGCCTGTGGACCTGACTGTGACCGGGCCGACGGGCAGCACGGGCAGCACTGGCGCGGCGTCAACTGTGACCGGTCCGTCTGGGGCGACCGGCAGCGTCGGACCTACGGGCAGCACGGGCAGCACGGGTAGCGTCGGCGCGACAGGGAGCACGGGTGCGGCGTCTACCGTGACCGGGCCAACTGGCGAGCTGGTTGACATTTCAATCGGCACAGTAACAACCGGAACAGCGTCGGTTACTGTCACCGGCAGCGGCGCGACAAGAACGCTTACTTTTGTTTTACCTTTTGCGACTGGTCCAACTGGCGCGGCATCTACCGTGACTGGTCCGTCTGGTCCGCAGGGTGATTCAATAACCGGGCCGACGGGCGCTGCATCGACCGTGACAGGGCCTAGTGGTCCGCAAGGCGATTCAATAACCGGACCTACGGGAGCTGCGTCGACTGTCACAGGACCATCAGGCCCAACAGGCAGCGTCGGTGCGGGCGTGTCTCTGTTGGGATCCGTGGCGACTGTTGGCGATCTACCAGGCAGCGGCAACACGGTCGGTGACTCGTGGGTCGTGCAGGCCGACGGGCATCTTTACGTCTGGGATGGTTCCGTCTGGGACGACGTTGGCAACATCGTCGGCCCTACCGGCGCGACTGGCAGCACTGGCGCTGCATCTACGGCAACAGGGCCGTCTGGGCCTACGGGCGCTCAAGGCAATTCAATAACCGGGCCTACTGGCGCGCAGGGCGATTCCATCACTGGGCCTACTGGCGCGCAGGGCGCTGCCTCTACCGTAACCGGACCTACGGGTCCTTCCAGCGGCTCCGCAATCGGACTGATCCTCGCACTCGCATAGGTGAACCATGGCCGCACCCAACATCGTCGGACCGACAACGATCACCGCTAAGACGGCGTTTCTGACGGGCGTGACCGGTGCCACCGGCACCGTGCTCCTGAACAACTCCGCCAGCTCTGGCAAGGCGTTTCAGGTCACCACGCTGTACGTTTCAAACATCGACGGCACCAACGCTGTCGATGTGACGATCGAGGTGCATAGCCAAGATGACGGCGCGGGCACGGGGTACGCGCTCTGCTCGACGGTGGTCGTGCCGGCTGACGCCACGCTCCTGGTTGTCACGAAAGACACGCCGGTCTGGCTTGAGGAGGATCGATCGATCGTGGTCAACCCGTCGGCGAGCAACGACATCGAGGTGGTGTGCAGCTATCTGGAGATCTCGTGATGCCTGCCCCCGGCGACCCCTGCTACCGCGACCGCT